CTGCTATTGATGCAGCAAGGCTCGAACTAGATAAAATGAAAATGGAGTCGCAAGAAAGAATCGCTGGTGCCAAGATGGGTGCTGACGCAGTCAACCAACAAAAAGAGTTGGATGCAAAAGAATTTATGGAAGGTACTAAGTTAGGTGCTGAAGCCGTAATGAAAAAGCAGGATCGTGATAATACGCAAACTTAAAACAGGAGAGAGAAATGGACGAAACGTTAATGGCTCTTGCTCAGAAACTGAGTGAGGAAGAAAAACGCATAACAGATGATTTAGCAATGGGGAGAGCAGAAGAGCACGCACAATATATGCACGCATGTGGTATTGTTCGAGGCTTCCAACTTACTCAAGGAATCATAGCTTCTATGGCAAGACATATGGAGGAAGATGATGAGTAAAATTGAGAACCTTGATGGTACACCTATCAATAATGAAATTAAAGAAACACCCGCTCAACTACCTGATGTAAAAGGGTATCGTATTCTATGTGCGGTTCCTACCGTAGAAGAGTCTTACAAAAGCGGGCTACTCAAATCTGATAAAACTAAAACTATTGAAGAACATTCAACGGTTGTTTTATTTGTGATGAAACTGGGAGACACAGCTTATAAAGATGAAGACCGTTTCCCTACAGGTGCTTGGTGTAAAGAAGGAGACTTCGTTATTACTAGAGCATATTCTGGAACTCGTATCAAGATTTTTGGTAATGAGTTTCGCATTATTAACGACGACACAGTAGAAGCCGTAGTGGATGACCCACGTGGCTACGAACGTGCATAAGGAGATATAAAATGGCAGAAATTATTAATGAAATCCCTGATGAGTTAGAACTTGAAGGGGAAGAAATTGAGGTAAGGGATGATTCACCTCAAGGTGAAGTTACTAAAACAGAACCAGAGCCAGTACAGGGAGAGTTAGATTTTGAAGTAGAGATTGAAGACGATACTCCTAAATCTGATAGAAATAGAGACCCTTTACCTGAAGAAATCAAAGAGGAGCTTGAAAATGATACGCTAGAAGATTATTCAGGAAGAGTAAAAAATAGAATGGCTCAATTGAAGAAAGCTTGGCATGACGAAAGACGTGCTAAAGAAGCTTCTGAAAGACAAAGGAATGAAGCCGAAAGAGTTGCTGCGTTTTCAGTACAAGAAAACCAGAAGCTAAAGCAAACACTTTCATCAGGCGAAGAAGACTATATTAAGACTCTTCAAGATAAATACACAGCTGATTTAACTTTTGCTCAAAGAGAGTATAAAGATGCTTATGATATGGGTGATGGTGAAAAGTTAGTTGCGGCTCAAACTAAAATGAATGAGGCTCAATATAAATTAGGCCAAGCTCAAGATAGAAAACCACAATTTAATCAACAAGCTTTACAAACTCCAGAAAATACGTTATCTTCAGAGCAAGTAACAGCACAACCTAACGTTGCTAGACCAGATGCAAAAGCTCTTGCTTGGCAAGACAAAAACACTTGGTTTGGTAAGGACGAAGAAATGACTTCATTAGCATTAGGATTGCATGAGAAATTAGTTAGAAATGGGGTAAACCCATCGTCTGACCAATATTACCGTAGTATAGACAGTACTATGCAAAAACGGTTCCCAGAAAATTATGGGGACTCTGATTCGTTGGTAGAGGTTAAACCCGCCCAACGCAAACCTTCAACTGTAGTTGCTCCAGCAACAAGGTCGACTGGTCCTAAAAAGATTAGACTGACTAAAACTCAGTTAGCTTTAGCAAAGAAATTCAAGCTAACACCAGAGCAATATGCACGAGAATTAATTAAAACGGAGAATACAAATGGATAAGTCTAAAAATCGTATAAATAGAGAAGCAGTAACTCGTGAAGATACTGAAGTTCGATCTAAACAATGGGAACCTCGCTCCACATTACCAGAAATCAAGCAAGAAGCTGGCTGGGCGTATCGTTGGATAAGGATATCATTGGTAAACGAAGCAGATAATCTAAATGTGTCCTCACGTATGCGTGAAGGCTGGGAACCTGTGAAACATTCAGAGCACCCAGAAGTAAATATACCCGCAGACCCAAATTCAAGATTCAAAGACGGTGTTGAAATTGGTGGACTGTTATTATGTAAAATGCCACAAGAAATGGTAGATCAAAGGAATGAATACTTTAAGGAAAAAGCTAGAGCTCAAGAACAAGCAGTAGATAACAACTTGATGCGACAGAATGATCCAAGAATGCCGTTATTCTCTGATAAAAAATCTACTACAACTTTTGGAAAAGGTAATAAATAATTCTTTTAAGGAGATAAAATTATGTCTAAAACAGCCGCACCTTACGGTCTTAAGCCCGTAAATTTGATAGGTGGCCAGCCTTTTGCTGGTTCTACTCGTCATATTAAAATAGCGTCTGGGTATGACACAAATATCTTTAACGGAAGCGTCGTATCTATCGTTGCAGCAGGAACAATCGAGATAGTAGCCACAGTTGGCTCTAACTCGGCAGTTTTCCCTGCAGGAACAGTAGGCGTATTCGTTGGATGTTCATACACAGACCCAAACACAAAACAGAAGCTTTTCTCACAACATTTCCCAGCAGACACAGTAGCATCTGATGCTGTTGCATATGTTGTAGATAATCCAGAAACTGTATTTCAAGCACAAGCTGATGCGTCAGTAGCCCAAGCAGGTCTTGGTGCAAACGCTCCGTTAGCTGCAGTGCAATCTACATCAACTGGTTCAACTGTGACAGGTAACTCTACTTCAGCACTAGATGCGACAGTAGCTCAAACTACACAGGGCTTCAGAATTGTTGGTTTTGTTAACTCACCGAACTCACAAGTAGGCGATGCGTTTACTGATGTGTTAGTGAAATTTAACATTGCTCAGCATTCTTACACTAATGCAACAGGTATATAAAGGAGAATAAAACATGGCAATTTCAAGAGCTCAATTATTAAAAGAGTTGCTCCCAGGTCTTAATGCTTTATTCGGAATGGAATATAGTCGTTATGGTGAAGAGCATAAAGAAATCTACGAGTCTGAAACATCAGAACGTAGTTTCGAAGAAGAAACAAAACTGTCAGGCTTTGGACAAGCACCTGTTAAAGATGAAGGCTCTGCCGTCTCTTATGACAATGCTCAAGAAGCTTTCACAGCTAGATATAACCACGAAACCATAGCTTTAGGTTTCTCATTAACAGAAGAAGCTGTAGAGGATAACCTTTACGATACTTTATCTGCGAGATACACAAAAGCTCTAGCACGTTCAATGGCTAATACTAAACAAGTAAAGTCTGCTAACGTTCTTAACAATGGTTTCTCAGACGCTAATGGCGGCGACGGTAAAGCACTGTTCGCTACAGATCATCCATTAGTAAACGGTGGCACAAACAACAATACACAGTCAGTCGCTGCTGACTTAAATGAATCATCATTAGAAAATGCGGTTATTCAAATAGCTGCTTGGACTGATGAAAGAGGTTTATTAATTGCTGCTAAACCACGTAAACTGATTATTCCACCAGCTTTACAATTTGTTGCAACACGTTTATTAGATACCGAAGCAAGAGTAGGTACTGCTGATAACGATTTGAATGCATTAAAAAGTAACGGTGCAATACCAGAAGGATATACTATCAATCATTACTTAACTGATACTGATGGTTATTTCTTAACAACTGATGTACCAAATGGTATGAAATACTTTGTAAGAACACCATTGACTACATCTATGGACGGTGATTTTGACACAGGCAATGTAAGATATAAAGCCCGTGAAAGATACTCATTCGGTTTTTCCGACCCACTAGGAATGTGGGGTTCACAAGGTGCTTAATAAGCACACTTGAGAGTGTTCAGTTTTTCATAGTTCTGAACACTTATTTTGGAAGCCCAGCACTCTCTCGCTGGGTTTTCTTTTTCTGTTGTATAACCTTTACAAATGAAGTATTATTTAGGAATCGGGAAAACCGACTTGTCTAAACTGCCCCGAACAGACGCATACACGATAGATAAGTCTAACTTTGTATGGAGATATTAACATGGGTAATACAACATTTAACGGTTCAGTTAGATCAGAAAATGGTTTTACAAAAGTAACCAAAAACGCTGATACTGGAGCGATTACAGATAATTCAACATATTCTACTAACGCTTCTGTTGGTGGAACTTTAGACATAACAGGAAACACTACCGTTGCGAACTTTAACGGCATGACTTCATATTTTAACGAAGGCGTTGGTACAACAATGCTTGGATTAAATCCACAGTGGAATCAAAACTTTGGAAAAGCTGGAGCAACTGGTGTTGTCGCAAACATAGACGATGTGCTTACTGAGCCTATCACAGCTCTTAAACAAGCTATTGCACTAGAAGGCATTGCAAACCAAACTGCGGTTGTTTCTGCAGCTCAAGCTTCTGCTATCTTTGGTGGCACAGGTGTTGTGGGTACAGACTTTGCAATAGCAGCTGGAGCTACTGCAGTTGGGGCAAACCAAACTGTTGTGAGATATACAGGAGCCGTTGGTTCTACTTTAGCTCTAACAGCATCAACAACTGATCTAGCATCAGATACACACAAAAGTTTAATTGTGTTTACAAACAATGTGTTTACAGCATCACAAGTATTGACTTTACAAGTGCACACAAACAATGAACTTGACGCTTCATCTTTTGAAGCTTTTGTTACAGGTGCAGGCACTGGAGTTCTTGAAAGAGAAGCTTCAACAACAGACGCACATGCTAAGATTATCTTAACTGCTTCTGCTGCAACAACTACAATACTTGCAGGATCATACATTTACTTTGAAGCTGCTGCTGATACAGATAGTATGGCGGTCAAAATGTTTATAAGAACATCTGGTGGTACTATTGCGGTAACAACTGCTAACAACTAATCATAGTGGGGGCTAATTACCCCCATTTTTATAGGAGATTAATATGGCAGGTTATTCAAACATACAAGTAACTTTTGTAAGTGATGAAGTTGCAGCGGATGATAATTTTATTGTAACAGTAGCACGACCAAACACAGGAGCCACTCTTGCAAACGCAGCTTTTGCTTCAGGTGGAGCTAGAGTCTTGACAGTAACAACTGCAGGTACAGGCGATAACGGTAAAACTAATACTATTGTCGGTACAGACGTTTTCGGTAATGCGTTAACTGAAGTTATAACTTCAACAGGTTCAGCAGAAGCAGTAGACGGTGCAAAATATTTTAAAACTGTTACTTCAGTAACAAGTTCAGCTCAATTCGCAGCAAACATAGAAGTTGGTTCAATTGCTAGTGCAGCACAAGCTGTGCATGGTGGTAGAGCTAGGCTCATGGGCTACTCTATAGTTTCTGGTGGTACAGCGGGTATAGTCGAGTTTGTTGACGGTACTCCAGAATCAGGTACAACTTTAATGAACGCTAGAACTATTGGTACAGATAATACTACTGTTGACCATACGGTTCCTGGTGGCGGTATTCTGTTTGAAAGTGGTATGTCTGTTAAGTATACCGTTGGAACTATTGATATGATGCATTTCTATTTCGGATAGGAGATATATGGCTACTACCAAGAAAAAAGGTATGGGAATCAAAACTTCGGTTAAGTCTGGTAATTTTAGAAAGACTAAATCAGGAGCAGGGATGACAAAGAAAGGTGTCAAAGCCTATCGTAAAGCTAATCCTGGTAGTAAATTAAAAACAGCCGTAACTGGAAAAGTTAAGAAAGGTTCTAAAGCCGCAAAAAGACGTAAATCATTTTGTGCACGTTCTGCAGGACAAGCTAAGAAATTTCCTGCAGCCGCTAAGAATCCTAACTCTAGGTTACGACAAGCTAGAAAAAGGTGGAAATGTTAACATGGAAGATAAAGTGCAAGAGACAGTAGCAGTTCATCAAGTTGAAATAGATCACATGAAAAAAGATATAGACCATATCATGTTAAAGGTTGACAAGATGGATACTCAGGTAGACAGAATTGAAAAGGCACTATCTGAACTAAGTGGCGGCCGTAAGGTTGCTTTGTGGATATTTAGTGGCCTCGGCGTAATCGCTGGGATTTTAACCACTTTATTTTTTAAATAAATTACGGAGAAGAAAATGGATTACGGTAAAAAGAAAAAAATGAAAGATGGCGGTATGACTAAAAAGAAACCAACTAATACTAATAAAAGAAAAGTTGACACTAATCTAACTCTTAGAGAAGATGTTGCAACACAAGCTATGAAGAAAGCTGCTAAAACAGCTGCAGGGCTAGGTGCTGCAATTGGACAAGGTGCTGCTAAGGATAAATCACCTAAAGGATTTCGAGGCGACCCAAAAAAAGAACAAGGTATGAAAAAAGGTGGTATGGCTAAAAAGAAAATGATGGGTGGCGGTATGGCTATGAAATATAAACATGGTGGTAAAGTTGGTAAAAAATGTCCCCGTGATGGTATTGCGATGAAAGGAAAAACAAGGGCTTAAGTATGATGAAATGCAGAGGCATGGGTAAGATTAAACCAGTCGCTTTTAAGAAAGGTGGCAGTGTTAAAGACGCTTGCTATCATAAAGTAAAGGCTAGTTACAAAGTGTTTCCTAGTGCTTACGCCTCTGGTGCTATTGCTAAATGTAGAAAGAAAAGAGGCGGTAAGAAGTAGTGGCCGTCCGTAAGACTAAAAAAGGTCTTGCTTTAAAAAGATGGTTTAAAGAAGGCTGGAAAGATGTTAAGACAGGTAAAGCCTGTGGTCGTAAGAAAGGTGATAAACGTGGTACACCTTACTGCAGACCTACTAAGCGAGTGTCGAGCAAGACTCCTAAGACATCAGGAGAAATGACGGCAGCTCAAAAGAAGAAACGTATTGCTCAGAAGAAAAGACTTGGGCAACCAGCTGGTAAGCCACGTAGAGTGGCACCGCTTAGAAGGACAAAGAGGAAGAAAACATAATGGATATAAGAAAAAAAAGAAGAAGCATGAAAACTGTTACAAGCGATAGATCAATTGATGAAATAATAAAAGAGCAAAACGCAAAGAAAAGAAAACAAAAAGTGCCTGAAGGATATAAAGCAGGTTACATTGGTAAACCAGGTAAAGAATCAAAACTTATCTTTGTACCTGATAAAGGAAGACCTAGAAAAAATATGAAGAAAGGTGGTATGGTAAAGAAAGCTAAATCCCATCGTGGTGATGGAATTGCTAAACGTGGTAGAACTAAAGGGAGAATGGTCTAATGACAACTTCAGTAACAGCAACGTTTAACTTAGATTTAAACAACCTTGTAGAAGAAGCATTTGAAAGATGCGGTGCAGAACTACGTACAGGGTATGACCTACGCACAGCTCGTAGAAGTTTAAACTTACTTACTGCAGAGTGGTCTAACCGTGGTGTTAATCTTTGGACAATCGAAGAGGGTACTGTTTCTCTAACCACAGGTACAATAGCTTACAATCTACCAGCTGATACTATTGATTTACTTGAGCAAGTGATTAGAACAGGCACAGGTACTAACCAACAAGATATTAACATCAATAGAATATCTGCTCCTACTTACGGAACAATACCTAATAAGAATGCAACAGGTAGACCCGTTCAGGTATGGATAAACAGACAAGCAGCACAACCGATTATAAATGTATGGCCCGCTCCAGAAGATACGAGTTATACATTTGTTTATTGGGCACTAAAAAGAATTAAAGACGCAGGTACTGGAGTAAATACACAAGATATACCGTTTAGGTTTTTACCTTGCTTAGTCGCAGGACTTGCATTTTATTTGAGTTTGAAGATACCTAATGCAGGTGATAGAACTCAATTTTTAAAGCAAGAGTACGAAGAGCAGTGGGCATTAGCTTCAACTGAAGATAGAGAGAAAGCTACTCTAAGACTCGCACCCAGAAGACAAACACTATAGGAGAGTAAGATGAAAGATGTACCAATGAAAAAAAAGAAAAGCTTAGGTAAGTTACCAGAAGCCGTTCGTAACAATATGGGCTTTAAGAAAGCTGGTGGTAAAGTTACTAAGATGAAAGACGGTGGTAAAGTTTTTAAATCTCATATGATGTATGACAAAAAAACAGGTAAGGGTGTAAAAGCTCCTACTATGGCTAAACATCTATCTTTAAAAAAGAAAGGTTATAGTCACAGAAAACCTGCTAAAAAATGAGTAGTAAATACGCATCAGCAAAATATGCGATTGCCGAGTGCGACAGATGTGGCTTTCAATATAAGTTAAAGGAACTAAAAGACTTATTTATAAGAACCACAGAAACAAATATAAAAGTTTGTAAGGAGTGTTGGGAACCAGACCATCCACAGAATATGCAAGGTATGTATCCTGTAGATGATCCTCAAGCAGTACGAGACCCAAGACCTGATAAAAACTTAGAAGAACAAAGGGATTATCAATATGGGTTTAACCCAGTAGGACTCAATAATCCTTTACAAT